CTCACCAAAGAAATTGCTAGGCTAGAGAAAGAAAAGAAGATTCCTGCACTGCTAAAGAAGGAACCCACTAATGAAGTATGAAGAAGTTATGTCTGTGCAATACGGAGGTAACCACTACAAGGATCGGAAGATCCAGCCGTGGGAAGTCTGGGAAGCATATGACATGAATGGTTGGGAGGCTAGCGCAGTGAAGTATTTGATGCGCTGGAAAGATAAAGGTAAGCCGTTAGAAGACCTGTATAAGGCACTACACAATGTTCAGTATTTAATTGCAAGAGAAGAAAGGAAACAACATGTACAAGCTCAAAAACGTGAAGGGCAGTCTGCCAAAATCTTTGAAGGTGTCCTTCAGCAACTACAACAGCGCACGTTCAGCACTTCGGAAATTCATGAGGAAGCAAGCGTCTCTAAAGTCGGGGGAGCATCTACCGATGTACATCATTCGTAGTTTTGGCTACGACATTGTACGAGTAGCATAAAGAAAGGGGCCTAGCGCCCCTTTTTATTTCTTATACTTTTCGGTTAAGTAAGTCTTAACTCTCTCTATATACTCCTGCGTTTCCTTAGCAGGAGGCATCTCACCAGCTAGCATTGCCTTACCAGCAGAAGGCCCACCGTTGTAATCTGCAACAGCAGCTAGCGCATTTCCTTTATACTGATTCTCTAAAGTAAACTTCAGATATTTACCAGCAGCATCAATAGATGCGAATGGATTGTTTACATCGTGCTTGAACATGCCGTTCTGTAGCTTCTGAGTAGCTGGCATAAACTGCATAATGCCCTGTGCACCCTTAGGGCTAACCTGACCGGGGTTAGTGCGCTCCCCGGCATTCTTAATGGCTAGCACCATGCCCTTAGGAAGACCATACCTGTTCTCCACTTCTATAGCAAAGTCGTCTAGTCGTGGATCGTTGTACTTTAAGCTTTTCCAAGCTTCTTTATCCTTAGCAAGTTGTTTCCAATCTGACATTACTTCATCCACCATTCTTCGTTATTAGTAGCGGCTGGAGTAGCACGAGGAGTACTGGCAGCAGGAGCAGCAGGTGTTGCAGTAGTAGCCACTGCAGGAGCTTCCGCAGACTGGCCTTTCATGCTGAAGAAACCTTTATAGGGTTGATTACCGTTAATAACAACAGCAAAATCCCTAGCTACGTTTTTAGGTGTTTCTGTAGTCAGCATTGCTCTGCCATATACAATGTTACTTAGCATAGGCTTAAGCTGCTTATTAAACTCTGCTGTAGCTTGTGTGTAGGCAGTGTTAATGACAGGAGCAGCAGCAGCTTGCATCTCAGCCATAGTCATAGTACGGCGTTGAGAAGGAATCTCTGGGCGAGGAGGTGCCATTACGACAATCTCTCCTGCATCATTAAAGCCTAGTGTTAATTTAACCTTAAATTTATCTTCAATAGATGTTTTAGTAGTTTGAATTTTACCTACAGCTTCTACAATACTATCACTAACAGCAGCGGTAATTTTAATCCCGTCTGGTTGTGGTAGCTTAAGAATTTTATCTCCAATTTTTCGATAATCACGCGCTAATAACTGACTATTTGCACCATACGCTGTAGACGTAGTTAATGCAGCACCTACAGTGTTTACTTCTGTCGGTAGTAGTTCTGATTTTTTTAATACCTCTACAGCGGTAGCCATCTGTGCCTGATGTGCAGCACGAGTAACTTCTGGGGATGCTGTAGGATCAATAGGAACAGCAGCGGTACTTTGTTCGCTCTGAATTAATGTGCGCTGTACGGTAGCTAAATCAGTGACACCTTTAATGTCATTACGAACACCAGAAATGCTACTAGTAAGTTCAGTCTCTTGGCCCACCATGAACTCATAAAATGAGCGGTTGGTTCGCTTAAGGTTTTCTCGTGCTTCACCACCAGCCCAGTATGCCATAACCATAGGGTTATTCTGCATAGCAGTTTGTTGCTTAATGGCTAGTTCTACAAGCTGTGATTTCTCTGCAAGGCTCTTATCACGGTAGGAACGCATGATGTTAGCCATAGCAACAAGACCAACACCTTTATCGTCAGCATACTTACCCAAAGCTACAGTAGCAGACCGATCAATGTCTGCATAAAGTTCTTTGCGTTTAGCATCAGACACATTAGGGTTATTAGCTAAATAAGTATCCACCGTAGTATAAGCTACGCGACGAGCGTTCTCAATATTAGTACGCATTTGCGCTTGATGAAGCTTGATGGTTGTTTCAAAAGGAACGATGTTGACAGAAACATTTTCTCCTTTAGCCATCAAATCTAATACTGTGCCAAACACGTTTTCTCTATCTTGTACAGACTGTGTTAGCACGCTGGTGCCTAAGCTACCACTAAACACAGCCGTAAAATTAGAACGTTGCTGGTCTGCTTGTGTGTCGTTTTGATTACGTAGCCCATTAGTAAATGCTTCTAAAGTTTTAGTTTCACTTCGTTGGCTAAGAGCTTGTTTAAATCCCGTCATACGTGCATCGTATTTAGCACGGTCAGTACGATATAGATTTAGTAGTTCTTCACGAGTGCCAAAGAAACCCTCTTTAGCAGCTTCATCAATATCTTGAAGTGCCATATCTTCAGGAGTCTTAGCTTTACTGCTTCCTTCTTTAGGTGGAGTAAAACGATCACGAACATAACTCATCTGTGCCCAACGATCTGCACCGGGCATGCCAGTAACAGAAGCAACACGCTCACGAATTTGATCAGCTAAACCGGGAAACTTAGCAATAGCAGTCTTTGTCAGTGAGTCAATGCGAGACACGTAACGTTCGTTAGACATACCTCCCTCTACAGCAGTTTTAAGGCGGTTTAATTCGTTATCAAAAGCCCCAAGCTGCCTACCTACAGCTTCTTGTTGTTCAAGAGGAGCGGATTCATCAAATTGCCCAAACAGAGTACTCCGTGCTGTCCTAACATTTGCACTACGGGTTGCTGCCTCAGTTGCTGCACGCCCTGTAATTAGGAACTCACCTGCAAGATTTGCAGCTTGTTCTTCAATGTTAGCCATTTCACCAGCAACATAACCCTTGTACATTTCCCCAGCAAGGTTTGTTAATGTGCCCACTGCACGAGCGTTAGCTTCCGCTGCCCTACCTAGTAGTGCAGGATTAGCCGCTGCTGGCTCTACATTCCTAGTAATGTCTGCGCGAAAAGTTGCCATTATTTCTGTACTCCTGTATCCGTCGTAATGTCTTTAATTTTCCAGTCTTTTACAGCTTGATCAGTCAGCATCTTTTCATACTGAGTAAATGCTTCCACTTTATATGCTTCACGATATAGTTGTTGTAAATCTGCACCAGAATAAGTGTTTAGAATAGCTTGCACAACTGCAGCATGTGTCTTGTGTCCTTCGCTGTCGTTGTTACGCAATGCAGTGAGTGCCAGCATAGCATGTTTACCTACCGCCTTACCAGCCGACTTAATGTCATCGTCATGGGCCTTCTTGCTGCTGTACAGAATAGATAGGTTCTCTTGTGCAACAGGAGGAATGCCAAAGCCAATCAACCATGCTTCAGTGTCTGTAACGCGGAACATAGATGCACCACTGCTACTCTGCACTTGGTTGTAGTTAGCCATTGCAATGCGGGCTTTCTGTGCGTTATTAATAAAAGAGAAACTACCCTTACCCATTTCCATCATAGCAGCCTGTAGCGTATCTACAGTCATAGGTGCCTTAGCAATAATCTGTAGACCCTCGCCAACGCCTCCTAGCAGTCGTAAAGCAGCAAAACCAGATGGGCCAGCAGCTACCTCTAGGAAAGACTTCTCTGGGTCTAGTAGACCTTTGATAATGTCTTCGTAGTATTTGAATGTGTTGAAGCGGCTACCTAGTGCTAGCTTAGCTTCACCATCAGTTAGTGCAGCAATGGCACCAGCAACCACACCCTGTTGTACAGTGATGCGCTGTGTCTCAGACATGTCTTCTGGGAGCATCTCAGTCACTAAATCACGGAAGGGCCACAGGAATGCACCTGCAGTACCCATTACTAGCGTGTGTGTTATTAGTAGCTGTGCAGCTTCTCTCTGTGTGAATGCTCGTGGGTTACCTAACAAGCTTTGCACAATGTTCATCATCAACTTTACCTGATATTGAACGAACTGAGTAGGAATAGACTTCCA